GGTTTATGCTCGTCACTTGGCTCAGTCTCTGATCGAGACGAAAGAGACCCTGTGCGCGAACATTCTGAACCGAGCGTTCAACTCCAGCTTCCCCGGTGGCGACGGCGTGTCCTTAATCAGCACTGCCCATCCCATCGTGAACGGGACGTTCAGCAACCAGTTGGCCACGGCCGCTAACCTGAGCCAGACCAGTCTGGAGCAGATGCTGATTCAAGTCCGTCAAGCTGTGGACAACAACGGCAAGAAGATCCGTCTGGTGCCCCGCCAACTGGTGGTCGCCCCGGGCAACGTCTTCCAAGCCGAAGTTCTGTTGAAGAGCGTCCTGCGGTCTGGTTCGGCCAACAACGACCTGAATCCTGTCAAGTCCATCGGCTTGCTGGACGAAGGCGCTGCCGTTATCAGCCGCTTGACGAGCGCCACCGCGTTCTGGGTCCAGACCGACGCTCCCGAGGGCATGAAGCTCATGATGCGTCGCAAGCTGGAGAAGACCATGGAAGGCGACTTTGAGACCGACTCCATGCGCTACAAGGCTACCGAGCGTTACATCCCCGGGTTCACCGACCCGCGTGCAATGTACGGTACGCCCGGCGTTTAACGCCAAACGGGGCGGGCGTAAAAACCCCGCCCTTTTTTTTAACATTGGTCAAACTTTTCAAGGAGCAGACCATGCCGCAATTTTCAGATGACCTTTTCTTGGGTTCCGCAATTACCTATCAAGGCGCGGATGCCTACCCGGCTGTTTCAACTTTCACTGGTTCAATTGCCACCACGACATTGACCGTCACCGCTATGCTTTCGGGTGACCCAATTTTTGTGGGCATGTTCCTTGACAGTTCAACGTCACTCACCAACGGCACCTACATCACCGCGTTCGGTACGGGTTCTGGCGGTATAGGTACTTACACCGTCAGTGCCTCACAAACCGTGGCAAGCGCCACCATCATTGGTTCTGGGAATGCACTGTTGCAAAACCCATCTACCATGAGCGTAGGCGTCGGCCCACTGGGTCGAGTTTACGTTTGGGACGCTGTTCCACAAGCAAAGCTGACAACCAACATCGTTGCCGCAGTCATTACAACTGCTACCACGCTCACGCTGGCCGCAGGTGCAGGTGTGACGTCAGTGACCACAGCTAGTGGTACTACAGTGTTGCAACTTGACTGCCCTCGTGCCGTTTCTACAACCACAGGCGCTGGCTCCCCGACCACTGTCAACATCACGGTTTCTGGTTTTGACTACTACGGTCAGGCCATGAGCGAGGTGATTGCAACAGGGGCGGTGGCATCAACGACTGTCAGTGGTAAGAAAGCCTTCTTCCAAATCTCCAGTGTTGTCTCTTCTGGGGCAAGCGTGGTAACCGTTGCGGTGGGCACAACCGACATCTTGGGTGCGCCACTGCGCATCACTGATGCCGGGTACATCACTCGTGCAGGCTGGAACAACACCCTAGCCGAAGATGCTGGTACTTTTGTTGCCGCTGCCACGCTGACGGCCACCACCACGACTGGTGATGTGCGCGGTACTTACCTCCCCTCCTCGGCGGCTGACGGCATCAAGCGCCTTGTGATGGAAATAGCCCTGCCAGCAATAGCGGCAGGCCCGAATGCAACCCGTATTGGCGCTCTTGGCGTCACACAAGCATAAGGAGAGCGACATGGGTCAATTTAAACCAATGGTCAAGATGGAGACCACAGAGCCCTCAGTTGAGCTGAAACTCAAAAAGGGTGGCAAGGTAGCCAAAAAGGCTGACGGAGGCATGATGGGCGCTCCTATGGGCGCTATGCCTGCTCGTGGCGGCATGATGGGTGCCAAGGCTCCTATGCGCCCGTCTCTGGCCATGCGCCGACGTGCCATGCGCGGCCTGCCGTCCGGTGCCGGCCCGTCTGGTCCGGTTGGTGGCGCTGCTCAAATGCAAGCCTCAATGCCGCCTCCTATGCCATCCGCCCCAATGAAAAAAGGTGGCAAGGCTGACATGGACCAAGACAAGGCCATGGTCAAAAAGGCCTTTAAGCAGCACGATATGCAAGAGCATAAGGGCGGCAAAGGCACTACTCTCAAGCTGAAGCACGGCGGCAAGATGGCCACTGGCGGCGTAGTGAACGGCCAAGCTGGTTTTGCCACCGGTGGAGTTGCCAAGTCAAATGCTGGCGGCTTCAAAAAGGGCGGCAAGATCAAAGGCATGATGGACGGCGGAATGGCCGGATCCGGGATGATGGATGATGGCATGATGAATAACAGCATGTCTGCCGCTTACAAAAAAGGTGGTGCCACAAAAAAAGCCTACGCGGCGGGGGGTACTGTTAACTCAGGCCGTCCCGTCGCAATGCCTCAAGGCAACAAACCGGCCTCCAAGCCTGTAAGGATTAACGAGCTTGCTGGAACATTTAAGCGTGGTGGCACGGTAAAAATGAATGGTGGAGGCTCTTCCTCTGAAAAGTTGGAAGACATGTCCAAAGGCGCTTATGACAAAGCGCCAAAGTACAGCCGTGACGTTGAGGATGCGCTGAACCCGTTGGGCATGGTGAAAGAACTTGCGAGTAAAGCAAAAAACTTCTTCATGCCCAAAAAGACTGCTGACAGCGTGACCAAGACGAAAGAGTCAGTTACCGTTACTCCCGCAAAAAAGCGCGGTGGTGCGGTGAATTGCTGAGTCTAAGTGGGGGCTACGGCCCCCGCTTTTAATTGGAGAAAGAAATGGGAACTTATTCTTCCGCAACGCGCCAAGGTGCGTATGAGCCATTTGAACTGCAAGTAGCCCGTGGGCAAGTTGATGGTCACAAAGCCTTATTTAAGTTTGGCATCAATGGCGATGTCGGTACATCTATTGAAACAGTTTGGGCGCAAGGTGGAACATATGTGTATCCTGCCTCCGCAACTGTTATGAAAATTTCTAGTTCCAGCGCGGATGACGCGTCGGCTGGCACTGGCGCAAGATCAATTGCTATTTTTGGTCTTGATGCAAATTACAACGAAATTAGCGAGTCTGTCCTTTTAGATGGGCAAACAGAAGTCAATACTGGCAACAGTTACTTGCGTATTTCTCGTATGTATGTAACCACCGCTGGTTCTGGTGCAACTGCCGTAGGAACTATCTACGCTGGCACTGGCACTGTTACTTCTGGCGTCCCTGCAAACATATACGGCATGGTTGCTATTGGTGCAAACCAAACGCAAATGGCATTTTGGACTGTACCTGCTGGGTACACCTTGTATTTGATGGGAGTTTTCTACACATCTGGAAACGCAACCGCAAATACTTGGACAAACTTTCAAATGAATCAGCGTCCATTGGGCGGAGTTTTTAGACAACAAACTTCGGCTAGGGTTGCTGGTAATGGTGACTTCATTCTTGATTTGCACACCCCTCTTGTTTTTGCTGAAAAGACAGACATTGAAATTAGAGCAATTGCTTCAGCGGGGACTTCAAACGTATCTGCTGAGTTTGAAGGCATCTACATCAAAAACCCTGACTAATCATGCCAAGCAAATCACCAGCCCAACACAAATTGATGGCGGCGGCCTCACATAACCCTGCGTTCGCCAAGAAGGTGGGCATCTCTCAAAAAGTGGGAAAAGAATTTGTACAGGCAGACAAAAAGAAAATGGCTGATGGCGGGAATGTGAATGCCGCTGGCAACTACACCAAGCCTGAGATGCGTAAGCGTATTGTCAGCAGCGTTAAGGCGGCTGCGGTTCAAGGTACTGGTGCTGGTCAATGGAGCGCGAGAAAAGCCCAGTTAGTAGCCAAGCGTTATAAGGACGCAGGCGGCGGCTACCGTGATTAAAGCCCCACAACAATCTCTTAAATCGTGGGGGGATCAGAAATGGTCTACAAAGTCTGGGAAGCCTTCTTCAAAAACAGGCGAAAGATACCTCCCCGAAGCTGCCATTAAAGCACTTAGTCCGCAAGAGTACGCCGCTACCACCAAGGCAAAACGTCAAGGCAAAGCGGCTGGGAAGCAGTTTGTAGCGCAACCTAAAGCCATTGCCAAGAAAACAGCCAAATATAGGTTTTGACCATGACAAAAAATAATACGTCAGTAGCAAAATCTTTGAAGAAAGCTGGCTTTTATGAGGCAGACAAAAAGAAGCCAGAACGGATAAGTATTATCAACAACGTCACAACCAAGCCTCAGCGTTTGGAGATGGTTGATAAGCTATTCCTAGCCAAGAAATTGAAAGAGGGTGGCCCTAGCCTAGCTGTAGGACGGGGCGAGAAGCTGTCTGTTGAGCGTGGAGCGGGGCTTACTCAGAAGGGCCGCGACAAGTATAATCGTGAGACTGGAAGCAACCTAAAGGCACCACAGCCGCAAGGTGGATCTCGCAAGGATTCTTTCTGCGCCCGGATGTCTGGGGTAGTGAAGCACGCATCTGGTGACGCACCGAGGGCAAAAGCCTCTCTTAGACGTTGGGATTGTCCGGGTTGGTAAAGGGAATCAATAAATGTCTACATCTGGGACTGTCGGCCAAACCGTAATCAATGTTCAAACGCTGATTGATCATGGTGCGCGGCGTTGTGGGAAGCTGGCTGAAGAACTAACGTCTGAGCAGCAACTCTCTGCACGGGAGAGTCTGTTCTATCTGCTGTCCAATCTTGCCAACCGTGGCATTCAGTATTGGGCGATAACCAAAGTTGTCATTGGTATGACGGCCAACAAGTACATCTACAGCCTTCCGGTAGGTGCTATTGATGTTCTGAACGCGCTATACAGGACACTGAGTCGTCCTAGCGGTTCATACTCCACCTCAGCCGGTGGTGTAGTGGCAAATGTGTATGACAATGATGTTGACACTGTTTGCCAGCAAACGTCTGCAAATGGAAATATTTCCGTTGATTATGGGACTGACAATCCAGTCTATGCCGGATCCATAGGCGTTCTGCCTTATGTTGTAAATCAGGGATCTGCGTCTTGGACTTTGACGCTTGAATACTCCACTGATGGGGCTACTTGGATTACTCTTTACAATATTGGGACTGTTACCGTTACTGATAATCAGTGGCTGTGGTACGACATCGACCCCGGTCAGAGCGTCCAGTATTACCGTGTAAGAATTTCTGGTGGCTCAACTTTGGCGTTGCGTGAGTTTTACGTTGGGAACAACAGCACAGAAATCACCATGTCCCGGCTAAACAGGGACGACTACACCAACCTACCCAACAAGAACTTCACTGCGAACCAGCCGTTTCAGTTCTGGTTTGATCGGTCAATTCCTCAGCCAACGATGTACCTGTGGCCGGTTCCTTCTGATCCCTTTGTACAGATGACGGTCTGGTATTCAGGGCAGATTCAGGACGTAGGTGCGCTGCAGGATGAGTTGCAGATCCCACAGCGGTGGTTTCTGGCGATTCAATCGATGCTGGCTCACCAGATGAGCATGGAAATGCCGGGGATTGCGGTAGATCGGATCACTTATCTTGAGGGTCAGGCGACGAAATACCTGTACGATGCGGAACAGGAAGAGCGCGACAAGTCTCCTATCTACTACGCCCCGAATATCAGCGTTTACACACGATAATGCCAAGATTTCTGGACACAAGAGGCTATTCAACGATTGCGATTGCAATATGTGATCGTTGTCGCATGAAAAGACCTCATGCAGAGATGAGGAGCGACCCTAACGTACCCGGATTGCAGGTTTGTGGTCAGGGATGTGCCGATGAAAAGGATCCGTACCGTCTTCCAGCTAGGCCAACGGAGCGCATTACCATCCGATTCCCTCGTCCAGATGTCAGCGTTGCTGTTGACCCAAACGCTCTAATTACTGGGCCGTATCAAAATTACGAGATATCCCCAGAAAACAATCAAGATACGCCATCGAACAACGGCAATCTTGACAACCTGAGTCCATGACATGGCTAATGTAACGATTACTCAACTGCCTTCTGCTGGGTCTATCACTGGGACGGAATTAGTTGCTGTCGTGCAGAATGGGGTGACTGTCAAGACAACAACAGCCGCTCTTGCTGGGTCGCCGGTTCAGACGCAAACATTCCTGACGCTGAACCAAGAACCTACGTTGGCAAATAGCCGCAGGTTGTCTGGTGGAACGGGCGTAGGGCTTACAGATAGCGGGGCGCAGTCAACCCTACAGGTAACCCTCAACGCAGCCTCTGGAAGCCTAGAAGCGGCTGGAACGGGCATTATTGCCAAGACCGCAAGCAATGCGGTTGCGGCAAGAACCATGACCTCATCCACGGCTGGATTATCGGTTACCAATGGTGATGGGGTGGCTGGTGCGCCTGTGTTTGCGCTGACTGGTGTTGCTTTGGCTGTAGCTGGTGCGACAGGGACGGGAGTCTTGGCTCTTAACAGTTCCTCAACCATCGCAACCAGAACAATACTTGGAACGGCAAGTCAGATTGACATAACGGATGGAAACTTTGTCAATTCTCCAGTCATTGCAATTTCCAGTAACCCAACCGTTCCCGGCTCAGGAGGTATTGTTATTCCTGCTGGAACTACTGGACAGCGTGGAACCAGCACTAATGGCACTCTTCGTTACAACACCACATCAGCGGTTTTTGAGGGTTACGCAAACAATGCTTGGGGATCGATTGCCACAGGCGGTGGAGTTACATCTGTAGCCACTGGTACTGGTCTTACGGGTGGGCCAATAACGTCTACGGGAACCATTTCGATAGACTCAACCGTTGTGACGTTGACGGATACACAGACGCTGACAAACAAGACTCTAACCAGCCCAGTATTAACGACCCCGGCTTTAGGAACTCCTGCCTCTGGAGTGATGACCAACGTAACTGGCCTGCCTTTGACGACTGGAGTTACGGGAACACTTCCCATAGCAAACGGTGGGACAAACGGAACCGCAACCCCGATAGCAGGCTCAATTGCTTACGGGAGTGGGACTGCAATTGCATACACGGCAGCAGGAACAAATGGACAGGTATTGACCAGTGCCGGTGCTGGCACGCCGACATGGACGACTCCAACGACTGGTACAGTAACTAGTGTGACGGGTACTTCCCCGGTAGTCTCCTCTGGAGGTGCTACTCCAGCCATTTCGATGCCTGCCGCTACAACGTCCGTCAATGGGTATCTGACGAGTACGGACTGGACAACCTTTAACAATAAGGGTTCTGGGTCAGTCACTACCGTGGGCTTTACTGGCGGCATTATCACGGTTGCAAACCCGACGACGACTCCTGCCTTTACGGTAGCGGGTACGTCAGGTGGGGTGCCTTACTTTACCAGCACATCGACTTGGGCAACATCTACCCTGCTTGTTGCCAGCGCACTTATGGTTGGCGGCGGGGCGGGGTTGGCTCCCTCAACGGTAACGACTGGAACCGGAGTGGTTACGGCTCTGGGAGTCAATACAGGCTCTGCTGGGGCATTTGTGGTCAACGGTGGGGCGTTAGGTACACCGTCCAGCGGAACGGTCACAAACCTGACTGGAACGGCTTCAATCAACATAAACGGTACGGTAGGGGCTACAACAGCCAACACCGGAGCGTTCACGACCATGACGGCTTCGGCAGACTCGTCTTTTACGTCTACTGGTGCCGTGCTGATGAGCAAGGGAACCACGGCAGAGCGTCCGACCCCTGCTACTGCGATGCTGCGGTATAACACGACTACCAATCAGTTCGAGGGCTATAGCGGAGCAAGCCCTGCTTGGAATCCTGTTGGCGGGGCTTCTGTTTCCAACGACACGGCTACGGCAACTAATGTTTTCCCGTTGTTTGCTGATGCAACTAGCGGCACTGCGACCACCCTCTACACAAGCAACGCCAACTACCTGTACAAGCCATCGACGGGTGAGTTGTCTGCAAAGGTAATGAATGCCAGTAATGGCTTGGTAGTGAATAGCCAGACGGTAGGAACCAGCTACACGTTGGCTTCTGGCAATTCGGCTATGAGTTCTGGCCCAATTACCCTATCCGGCGGTGTTGTG